TATTCTGTTTATTATAACATAGAGGTGACTGAGTGTCACCCCTATATTATTACTTGTTATTTAAGTTTTTTATCTATAGATTTATAGATTTCTACACCTTCGTCAGTTTTCAAAAACGCGGCGAAAGCTGAGTATGGGTTTTCATCAAATGGTACATTCATTAATTTCCTGTTATTTGATCCCCATGTAAATGTTCTTTGATCTTGTGATAAAATTATAACTCCAGCTTCTTGAGCTTTAATTGCTGTATTTCTTAGTTGTACATTTTCATCTTGTATTAATGCTAAGAACATTTTAGGATTAGCTTTTGCAAACAATAATAAATCTCTTTTTATTTCTTTAGAGGCCATTGTATCTACACTAGATCCTTTTTCAACTCTTAATATAGCTTCGGCATGATCTATATCTATAGTCCTTGCTGCATTTAAAGCATCAATTTCTATTTCTAATTCATCTAACTCCGTAATAGCTACAGCTGTTGCGCTGAATTCATAATAAATTCTATCTCTTAGTGGGTGATATAAAGAAAGTAATTGTTGTAAATTTTTCTTTTCTTTTGGTACCCGTAATTCACCGTCTTTAAAAATAATATGACCCATGGTAACTTCTCCGTTTTGTTCATCAGCAATAGGAGAGTCTTGGTTTGTTGCATATCTTAATTCTCTTTGCTTTTTGTTTATAGGATCAAACCATAGTAAGGCATGTTTTTTAGTATGCTTACCTGGTATAGTTAATGTTAAAGGGTTATCTTTAGTTTTTAAAAAGTAAATTCTATCTTTTACTTCCCAACTTGGTTTAGCTGGTTCTTTTTTTTCTACTTTTGTAGAAACTCTTTGAGGTGCAACCTCAACCATTTCTTCTGCTCTAGCTTGTTTTGCCATAATATAATATAATTAAATAGTTAAAAAAATAATAATTACCCCTGCCCGAAGACAGGGATAGTTATTAATATTGGATTAGTTTTATAATCCTTTGAATAATACAAAGTTGTTAGCAGCTTGCGTTACTAAACATCTTTCTGATAGGAAGTTAACTTCCATTGCATCAAGAGTAGATGTGTAAGCACCACCAGCAGAACCAGTCAACCAAGATTTCATTCTTCTATCATCAGCTTCAGACGCTCTATATCTTACATGTAAGAAAGGTCTACGGATGTTAGTTCCTAAAATTTGATCATAAACTGTACTTGTTCCGGCAGGGACTAATACACCTTCAATTGAATTAATACCAATTATTCCACCTCTTGTAGAAGCGTCATTTAAGTATTTCCAATCAGTTTTATAGAAGTCATAAGAACCTCTTCTGAATCCAGAGAATCCAAGATTAAGTGCCATTTCCTCTGAGTTTTCAAATAACCCAAAAGCAACACCACCATTAAATCCTGCAGATACACCAGCTAGCATATCATCAAAATCTAAAGCAGTACTTCTTTGTAAGAAAAGCATATTTTCTTCGATTGCACCCTGAGTATCTAGGTTTTTAAGTATTGCATCAAACTCGTCAAGTCCTGCAGCAGCAGTAAATCCAGTTTGTACATTACCTCTTGCATTAATTGCAGCAAATAAACCTTGAGTACCTGGTAAAGCAGCTGTTTGATAAGGAGCTGTACCACCCGCAGCATTTGCGTTAGTTTCACCCTCAACCATTGCCATTTCTAAGTAATCTTCGAATCTTAATCTAGTTTCAGACTCAGCTTTTAGATACCATAAGTATCCTGAAGCTCCATCTTCTGTAGCAACTTCAACCCATCCAATTTGTGCCATATCAGAACCCGATACAACGTATTGGTTTCTTATAATGACTGGTGAGTTAGAAAATTGCGTAAACGCAGGATCAACACTTACTCTAACAGCGGAGTTACCTACGCCAGCAGCAGTTAATGTAGTTCCTTTAGTATAATCAGAACCATAAACAAACATTTTTACTCCTCCAGCAGCAACACTAAATCCTTGAGCTGTTAAAGTTGTGTTTGGGTTAAGACATTGTACGACTACGTTACCACCTACGCCTGTAGTAGTTGCAACAACTATTGCTTTAGCTTCTAGACCATTTACTGGATCTAAAACTACAACGGTATCATTTACTGATATAACATTGTTAGCAGTAGCTGCAACTGTTATTGTGGAAGGATTACTTCCAACAGCACCGGCAGCGGCTTGTGTAGCGTTATCATACGCAATGTGTAATCTGTTTTGTTCAGACCAGATTACTTGATCTGAGGTCATAGGCATCTCTGCTCCGACCATTCTTAAGAAGCCAGATAACGTTCTGTTTCCATAACGCTCTACTTCTTGTTCATAAATTTCTGGTAGATATTGCTGTGCAAAATCATTTGCCCCAGCGTCAAACGTTAAATAGTTTGAAGCTAGAGTTTGCTGAATCTGCGACGGTAAAATCGTACCAAATTGTGGAGATAAACTCATAATTTGTTAATTTTAATTGTTAAATTTTCGTTTTTTAATTTTCAATTTTGTAGAATCTGCACCACTAATAGATCTTACTTTCAAGCCTCCGATAAAAACTTCACCCGTATTACCTTCTCTTGCTTTCACATCAGAAAGATTTTTAGATTTGTTTACGACGTCTTTTACAGCGTCAGCTTTGCCTTGTTCGTAAAAATGATTAGCAATTTGATCTACATTTTCAGCAGCATAAATAGCCTTATGATAACCAATCGGGTCCGTTACGTTTCCTTCTCCATCTAGGAACTTCCCAACTAGATTAGTAATATTGGATTGGTTTTCGGCAACTTTATCACGATTTTGAACATTATACTTATACTTTTTATCTCCTACATTGATATCAAAACCTTTGAAATCACTGTTGAATACGTCAGTAGTTTTTTGTTTAAAGTCTGCGTGTAGTTGCTCAGCATGTTCTTGTTGCTGATTGTAGCGATTGAAAAACTCCGTAGCTTTTTGTTGTTCTTGAGTAACACCCGGTCTCAACTTGATCTCGTCGTAATATTTTTGTTTCAAGTCCTCCAAATAGTTTTTGGCGTTTGCAATTGCTTCTTTTTTAGCGAGTTTTTTCTTTTTGACGTCACGCTCTTCGTCAACTTCTTCATCATAATAGAAATTATCTTCTATTACAAAACCTATTTCCTCATCATTAAGATGTGGTTTAGATTTTTTATAATATTCTTGTAATAATGCTTCTTCATTTATAGTAGAATAATCAGCATTTAACCTAGTATAATCTTCTATAGTACCACCAGTTTCTTTCATAAACTCTACAAGTTTTTCTATATTTTCTGGTAATTCTTCTTTAGGAATAGACTCTGATACTTTATCAACTACAATATTGTCTGGTTGTTTAGTATCCTCTTCGGTTACTTCTGTGATCGGAGAAAACCCTTCAGTAGTCTCGTTGGACTTTTGTATAGGTTCTCCCATCTCTGTGCTATCTCCGGATGGTTTTTCCACAGGAATCTCCTTTGTTTCTCCGATTTGAATGGCATCTTCTTCTTCTTTAATTAGTTCTTTTGGTACTACTACTTTAGTAACGTTATCTGGAAGCTCTATTAAAGGTTCTCTAGGATTTACTTTTACTTTAGTAATATTGTTTTCGGTTTTTCCTAAATTTTTAGGAGTTTTCTTTTTTGACTTTATTTTAAAGTCACCTTCTTGTTTTACTTCCGCTTGGGAAGTTTCTTCTGTTTTTGACATAATATAATATAATTAAATAATTAATGTTTAAATAACAGGTGGTACTGGACCAGTAGGTGATATAGCTCCTTCTAATTCAAAATTAATAGGATCACTATCATTTTGTCTTTGAGATATCATTTTACTTTGTTGAGTACCTTCCATTTTTATTCTTTTATCTTTACGATTTTCTATGAGTTGTTCTCTTTCTTTTTCTTCTTGTCTTTCAAGACCTTTTAGTTCCATAGCATTTTGATGTTCTGCTACTAATTTTTGTTGATCTAATTGGGCTTGTAATTGCATACGATCTTTTTCAAATTCACTCTTAGCTTTTTCATATTCTACATTAGCTCCACTAATAGCTTGTTGTTTTTGTACTTCAGCTAGAGCAGTTTTCTCTGCTGTATCAGCTTGAGCTGCTGCTTGGGCTTGAATATTAGCTTGTTGATTAGCTTGGTCTTCAGCGTTTTTAGCTTTACGTTTAATCTTAAGCATTTGATTAGCTAATTTAAGATTTTTAATTTGTCTTAAATCTATAGCATCTTCTAAATCTATTCCTTGAGCTTGTAAAGCTACTTGAATATTTTGTTCTAATTGAGCTTCTTCTTCTTCATCAGGTTCTAATTCTAAGAATATACCGAAGTCATGTAAATTAAGATTTACAATTTCTTCTAATGTTTTAATATTAAAAGTAGATATAGAATT